AGGTTGACAATCGAACTGATTTAAATGATTCTGAAGTCAAAGAAATACATGAGATAAATCAAAACCTCATAGAATCCCCTGTAGATCAGCAATGGTTGCTTGATTCTACAGAAAAGTGGTGCCGTGACCGTGCAATTTATCTTGCTTTGATGGAATCAATTCACATCGCAGATGGCAATGATGAAAAAAAGAATCGTGATGCTATACCAACCATACTATCAGATGCCCTTTCAGTTTCCTTTGACAACAACATTGGACATGATTACCTACTAAACTACGAAGACAGATATGAGTTCTACCACAAGAAAGAAGAAAAAATTGAATTTGATCTGGAATATTTTAATAAAATTACCAAAGGTGGTCTACCTAATAAGACTCTTAACATCGCGCTTGCTGGTACTGGTGTCGGGAAGTCTTTATTCATGTGCCACTTTGCTAGCTCCGTGTTGTTACAAGGGAGGAACGTACTCTATATTACAATGGAGATGGCAGAAGAGAAAATTGCTGAACGAATTGACGCAAATCTTTTAGATGTTTCAATACAAGATCTAACTGATCTACCAAAGACAATGTTTGAGAATAAGGTTACTGCTGTATCCAAGAAGACTCAAGGTCATTTAATTATCAAAGAATATCCAACTGCAGGTGCACACAGTGGACATTTTAAAACTTTATTAAATGAACTTGCATTGAAAAAATCATTTAGACCTGATATAATATTTGTAGATTATCTAAACATTTGTGCATCTTCACGTTATAAGGTAGGTAGTAATGTCAATTCTTACTCGTATATCAAAGCAATTGCGGAAGAACTTCGTGGTCTCGCCGTCGAAGCGAACCTACCGATTGTATCCGCAACTCAAACTACTCGGAGTGGTTTTGCTAGTTCTGATGTTGATCTTACCGATACCTCTGAGTCATTTGGCCTTCCTGCAACTGCTGATCTTATGTTTGCTCTTATTTCAACTGAGGAATTGGAGAACTTAAATCAGATAATGATTAAACAACTTAAGAATCGTTATAATGATCCGACTATTTTTAAGAGGTTTGTTATAGGAGTAGATCGTGCAAAGATGAGATTATATGACTGTGAGCAGAAGGCACAGGATGATATCCTTGACAATGGTAAGGAAGAGGAGTATAATAAACAAGACAAAGTTCCTAAAAAATCATTTGCTGAGTTTAAATTTTGATAGTCCAAAGAGTTAAATGGTGCAGTGCCACTGTAATTCTCATTGCTATGGTTTTTCATGTTATGGGTTGGACTCCTTGGAATAGCATACTCCAAATGATAGGTGCTGCTGGATGGGTCTACGTTGGTAAAAAAATGGGAGAACGTGCAATTATCTTAAACTTTTTACCACAATTTTTTATCATAATACCTGGTCTTATTATTCTTTATTTACAACATGACTAAAAAAATTGATGAAACCTATATTTGAGGAAGAAAATTTTCTTGATCCTTATACTTGTAAAAAATTAACTGAGTATCAAGAAAATAATTCACCAAATGATATGTCAAAAGGGTTTTGGCAAAGTCGAATAGTAACACAATATGACTATGATATAAAAAAAATAACTGACATAATTCATGCTCGTATAGCAATTTCAATGATGAATTTTTATAATCATAAGGTTTATTTGGAATTTACAAATCTAGTATATTGGGGTGAGGGTATGGAGTTAGAATTACACGCAGATAATTTTTGGATAGACAATCCAAATAAAGAACATTATACATCACATCGTGATTATTCATCTGTTTTATATTTAAATGATGACTTTGATGGTGGGCAAACTTATTTTAGAAGTAGTAGTTATCAAATAAAACCAAAAACTGGTAAGTTAGTATTTTTCTCATCTGGATCTGAACATGTTCATGGAGTTAAAAAAATTATAAGAGGTAAAAGATATACTTTAGCAACATGGTTTACAAGAGATAAAAACTATGCTATGATTTAAAAAAAATATTATTATGCCTGAAGGAAAAAAAATTGACTTTGATAAGTATGCTTTATTCGTGGATGGTGTCACATCCCATCCCAGTAAAGATTATCAATGCTTTATTGAGAGTGTTAGTTCCCTTAATGGAAAGGGTGCCAATATTGAACGTCTTCTTACTGCTGCCGTTGGCATTTCTGCTGAAGGTGGTGAGTTTATGGAGATTGTCAAGAAGATGGTTTTCCAAGGTAAACCTTGGGATGAGCATAATCGAAAGCATCTTATTATTGAGTTGGGTGACGTTATGTGGTATGTAATGCAAGCATGCATGGCATTAGATGTATCACTAGATGAAGTTGTAGAAGGAAACGTAGATAAATTAAAGAAGAGATATACTGGTGGGGAGTTTAATGTGTACCAATCAGAAAATCGTAAGGAGGGAGACCTATGAGAGAACAACTAATCAAAGCATTACTTGCACATGCCCAAGGTGATATTGCTAAACACAAAGCAAACATTGAAGTATATCTTACAAATCCTGTGGGTATTGGAGAGCATTCAAACATTGTAGAAGCAATCGAAGGAGAGTTAGACATGATTGCAAAGTACCAAGATCAGATAGACATTATAAATAAATACTTCAAAAAGTAAGTAGTCGTGGCAATCAACAATAAAGATGTTGAAGTATTAAGTGAGGCATTGTTTTGCTACTATTTTGCCATATATTATAAGAAGAAACAAGGTGGTTATAATTTTGCTGTATGGAGTAGAATAAAAAATTCATCAGATCTAACATCTTTTACAGATAGATTCGGTATTACATCGATGGTGCATGGTGTTAATAATGATCCTGCATTCATATCAAGACTTTCAAAAGTCACTGAATTTTTAGTTAATAGAAAATCTTTTTGGGCAAATGCTCTTAAATCTCAAATGGAGGCATTCTTTTCTGGTGCTAATTTAAAATCTGGTAATTCTTATTTTATTATGAGAGCAGACATGATACCAAAAGACTATGATCCATATACTGCATATGATGAATTATCACAAAAGGTAAGAGGTAAGTTGGGTTTTAGGGGAACAATTGATAAAGATAAATGGAACCCCTCTGATGTTTGGATATTTACAAAGAAAGCATCAGATTCTCTTAAAAAATTCATAGCATTATTTAAAAGTCAACTTGTCAATCAACCAGAATACTCTGTCAAGATGATGGAAAAGTTGAATAATAAGATATATTCATTATATAAAGATGGGGTTTTATATCCTGTATCATTGAAGGCACCTACAGGAAAAGCAAAGGTTGTCTTTGAAAATGATACAACATCTGATATTGTCAAGGTGGTAAAGTATGATGAAATAGATTTTTCGACTGATAACCAAGATGCAAAGATTAGATTTTCTGTTGATCTTGTAGATAAAGAAAGTGGTAAAAAGATTAAACCTAATTATATCAAAGGTATAATTAAGACTAAGACTGTATTATCTGGGGGAGCAAGACTCGAAATCGAAGCAGGTGGTGCTGCTAGATATGGATCTATGGGTACTGAAAACTATCAGTACTTGATAAGAGAAACTGATCGAAGTGGGATATTATCTTTGAATAAAATTAGAAATAAGAAAGAATTTTTTGATTTAAAAAACAAGTATTGGGGTAGAACACAAGGTGCTCAATGGTTAGCAAGGGCAGAATACGTTAGAGAGTTTAAGAAAGATGCGAAAGCATTTAGAAAAGAAATAGAACCATATACACAAGAATTGTTCAAACATATTAACGGTACTGTATGGGATTCTGCATCAATAGAGATGAAAGCAAAGAGTCCAGAGGAAGCATATCTAAATAAAACACATGCAGGAGAAGTTGCTGTTGCTGTGGAAGATATCACATCAAATATAATGAGAGATATTACAGTAGAAAACTTATTCAACTTAGCAGCATCACAAGGGTTTGGAGCAGGAGTATCTCTATCACAATTACAGATGAGAATGAAAATGCAAAAACGAATGAGTAAGGAATTAAAAGAAGAATTTAAATCAATAGATGTTAGCAGTTCAAAGAAGTTGTGGACTTCTTGTTTTTATTTGGTGGTGAAATAAAATGCCTCAAGCTGTTAAAATATCAGATGTAAAAAAAGAATTGAAAAAACTTGTGAAAAAAAATAAGTTAACTAAGAATGCGTATGTAGAACAAAGTCCAGGTGAAGTGGTGGCATATGTTGATTATCTCAACACAGAATATGAAAAGGCTCAAAAAATTTTAGATAGTGTATTAGATACTTATTTTGTGGAAGGAATAGCTGGTAGAAAAATACCAGAAATTACAGGAAGTACAAAAACACTAAGAGTAAAAATAGGTCAAACAGCACCCAAACCAATTATAAATTTTAGATCTTTTAAAAGAGGTGATAATGCTCCCACTGATGTTCAAGAAGCAGGATCAACATTTATACTTGATATGGTTCTAAGAAAAAATAGAAGATATTACAGTGTTAATGACATTTATAATGATAAAGAGGTAATGAAAGTTTTAAAAAATAAATATTTTGTCAATCATCAAAGTGCAATAAATGATTGGATATACACATATTATCAACAACAAAAAAAATTTTTACAAGAATATGCCAGTCCATCTTGGGATAAATTTCAATATGGTGATAAAGATTTTGTTAAATTTTTTTCTGGTTATATCACGGATAAAAAGTTAGGAATTTATTCTGATTTTGAAAAAGGGGAGAGAGTTGCAAAATACACGGAATGGAATCCATCTGATATTTACGCAGTCAAAAATATGTCTCTTGTAAAAAATAAACTTGATAAAATTTTTAAGGTTGATAATAAGGAAAATAGAGGTGCCCATCTTGGAGAATTGAATGCATATTTGATTGAGTTGATTGATAAAAAAAAGTTGGTTGGTATATCTCTAAAACAAATTAAGGATAATATGAGAGCAATACTTGAAATACGTAATACTAAAACCACCTTTAAAGATCCACACATTGAAGATGAAAGTTTCACAATAAATGATGTAAAATTTCAACCTGATAATATTCATATAAAACAAACTGTTACGACGTATATTAAATTTGGTGTAAAATTTTCAATTAATATTTCTAGTTCATCTTCAGAATATGGAAATTTGTCTTATATGACCTCAATTACAGGAGCGTCTGCTCAAGGTGGAAATGCACCTGTTGCTTTTGTTAATGATTTAATCAGAGAAAAAGGAAGTGGATATACATTCATAAATGATAATAAGCAATATCCGAGAACAAATGAGGAATTTTTAGACCCATCTTTAAGATCAGCAATAAAATATGATGAAAAAGATTACGAAAAATGGTTTAAATTCGTTAAAAAATTTTTTAAAAAACCTGATAATAATTCGAAAAGTTATGATCAATTTCATGAATATATTTCAGGATTATATCAACAAAAACTTTCTACTGGTGGTCCTCCATGTGCACAGACCAAGTTGATGACATTGCATTTTTTCTATGACACACTAAGAACTTATTCAAGAGATGCAGATTTTTGGTTAAGAATGTTATACTTAGGTATGAAAGTTGGTACAAGATTTGCTGCTCATGCTAAGATATATGAGAGTGGTGATAAGGAGGAATAATGAATAAAACCATCGATCAATTGATACAATCCTTTGAACCTCGGTCAAAGAATCGAAAACAAATCTTCAATGATTTTCTACATCATTGTTTTATGACCATCGATACAATGATTACTTCTGAAAAACGCAAACGTAATCAAGATAAATATATTATTATGAGGCAAAATCTCATTAACTATCTTATCGTCAACGAAAGAAAAGTAACATCCAAACTTTATCGATGAAATCATTTTTCCAATTTTTCACTGAATCACAGGCAGTTCAACAAGCCACCCGTATGGGTTTGCAGAGTGACGGTCATGGTGGATGGTATAGTAAAGATGGAGAATTTGTCGCAAAGACAGAAAGAGGACAACTTAAATTTTTTAATAAGAGACAGAGAATAGGTAAGCAAGATCCACCACAGTCAGATAAAGAAAAGAAGTTATCAAATACGACAACCGAAAAAGATAAACCAGTAGAGATGATTCCACCAGAGGTGGAAAAAACAAAAGGAACTTTAACAGTCGCATTTGGTAGATTTAATCCACCAACCACTGGACATGAGAAACTTTTAGATACTGTGGCAACATCATCTGATGATGGAGACTATGTAATCATACCATCAAGAAGTCAGGATAAGAAAAAAAATCCCTTAGATCCTGATATGAAAGTATCTGCAATGCAACAGATGTTTCCAAAACATAAGAATAAGATTATAAATGATGCAGGTAATCGTACGATATTTGATGTATTAAAGAAGGCACATACTGATGGTTATGCAAATGTAAGAATTGTAGGTGGTAGTGATCGTGTTGCAGAGTTTGAAAAACTTACTGGAACTTACAATGGTAAACTTTATAATTTTGATAATATTGAAGTTCGTTCTGCTGGTGATCGTGATGCCGATTCTGATGATGTATCTGGTATGTCTGCATCGAAACAAAGAAAGGCAGCAGCAGAGAATGATTTTGAAGGTTTTTTAAGAGGTGTTCCAACTTCGATGAATAAGAAGATGGCAAAAGACTTATTTAATAATGTAAGAAAAGGAATGAATATTAAAGAAGGTTGGAATTTATGGCAAATCGCACCTAAGTTTGATTGGAAAAATTTAAGAGAAAATTATATTAACAAAAAGATATTTAATATAGGAGAAATTGTAGAGAATGTTAACACTGGATTAGTTGGTAAAATTATTCGTAGAGGAACAAGTTATTTAATATGTGTTACAGAGGATAAAATCATGTTCAAATCATGGATTAAAGATGTATCTGAATCAGTTGTAAATGGCACTGAAGTTGGAGGAGTTCCACCAGATCAAAGATTAATTGGCACTGATTCTCATCGTAAATATGTAGAGACAATGGTACCTGGTTCTTCCTACGGGAAACATTTCATAAATAAATATAGAAAAAAGAAAATTGACACAAAAAATGGGTAACATAATATCTGAAGATGCTGCAAAACCAGTACAATCTGGAGCGGGTGCTGCCGATAAAATTCGTAAATCTGCACGTCAACTTGCGTATGATGTTAGATATAAAGTCAAGCAAGGATTCAAGGACGGTCAGAAAGCAGATCCAGTTTCACTAAAAAGAGCATACTTGTCTCAACTTGGAAAGTCACCTGCACCTGGTAATGTAAAGCAGTTGGCTAAAAAAATGTTAGTTGGTGAAGAGTATGATTTTGTAGATGTGTCAAATAGTATTTCAAAATTAGTTAATAAAGCATTTGTAGAGCATCATCAGAAAGATAAAGATGGTAATACAATTCCACATGAAGATGAGATAAAGGAAGAGTCCGAAGGTGGTAAGTATAAGATTCGTGTCAAAGACAAGAAAACTGGTAAGTCATATGTTCGTATGGCAACTCGTGATAAAATTTCAGAATTAAGAAAAAATCCAAATATTGCATCTGTCGAAATGACTGGATATGGAACTCCATATGAAGGTGAGAAGAAAAAAGGTGAACAGACTGCAAAAACAAAATCAGGTAAAGGTTTAGATCCAGTTGGTAAAGAAGATGGTGATGTTAACAATGATGGTAAGAAAGATAAGACAGATTCATATCTTATGAATCGTCGTAAGGCTATTGGTAAGGCAATGGCAAAAGAAGAGTTTATAGGTGAGGTTGCAGAAACTGATAAACCAGATGCGAATCAGAAGAAAATGGATGTAATGAAAGGTAAGAATAAAATCAAAATTAATCCTGATATGAAAGAGGAGAAGCATAATGATAAGAAAAAGGGTGAAGAGGATGAAGGTAGTTTTGATGCAATGAAAGATTTGAAACCAAAAGAAGGTGACGATCCAAGATCCATGCCTACTCTTGTAAATCTTATGAAGAATAAGTTAAGAGCAAAAGGTTTAAACATGTCATTTAAACTAAATGGTGAGTTAGTTGATGAGATGTATGGTTCTGGCGGTGAAGAAAAACCTGATAAGTCAATTGAAACTCAGGAAAAGAAAGCAAACCAAATTAAAAAAATGGTATTGCGTAAGAAAATACAAGCAGTATCTTCTGGTGCAGGAAAAGAAATCATGGCATCTCATGAACCAGAAGGAGAATCTATCACAGAAGATCCTGATAAACTTTCTGATAAAGCATATGAAAGAGCAAAAACAATAGGTGCTAGAAGGAGAAGTTCTTACGAGTATAGAAAAAAAGGTAGTTTTGGTCCAGGTAAGAATGAAAGAGCAGGTTACAACTTATCTCAATCACAAAAAAGTCGTAATCGATCACCAGAAACACAAGCTGGTAATCAAACAGGTGGTGGTGCAAAATCGTTCGGATTTTCTAAAAACAAGAGCAACCCCATAAAATCCAGAAGTGGTTATGATTCTGGTGCTGAAGGGCATCGTAAGAAAAGAGATGAGAAAGTTACCACGAAGAAGGATGGAAAGACACCTTTGAAGACACCTCGTTATAAGATGAGTGCTAAAAAGAGAATGGATCATCATAGTTCTAGAAGACAAGAATTAAAAGATCCTAAAAAGAATCCAAAGCATACTGCTAATATGAAGAAAGAAGAAGTAAATCCAACAGTTCAGTCAGCATTAGATTCTCTAAACTCAATAGTAAAAAAAAACTTTAATTTAGGTGAAGAAGGATACGATATCGCAAGAGATCAAGGAAGGGTAAGACCATCCAAGGATAAGAAAGACGGAACTTCATATCCACCAAGTGAAGAAATGAAAAAGACACAGAAGGTAAACACAGGACCTTCTGCAGCTGAAATTGTCAAAAAGAAATATGGCAAGGCTGTTATGAATTTGGGTAAAAAATAATGCCAGCACTATCTAAAAAACAACAAAAGTTTTTTGGAATTGTTCGTGCCATACAAAAGGGAGAGCAAGCTCCAACTACACCTGAGACTGCAAAGGCAGCTGCAGATATGAAAAAAAGTGATGTGAAAAAGTTTGCATCCACAAAACATAAAGGTCTTCCTGAGAAGAAGGTTACGAAGGAAGAATTGGATAAGAATGATAAACCTTTTGTAAAACACTTAGTCAAAAAACTAAGGAGTGGTTCTAAAACACATGCGAAACAAGCAGATGATTTAGAAAAAGCAATGAAGGAAGAGTCAAATCCTCGCATACCCAGAAAGAAGGGTCAACCTGCGAACTCAAAGAAACACTCTGACTTGTACACAGATGAAAATCCTAAAGGAACTATTCACGGACTCGGTTTTAAGAACGTGGATACTGCTAAAGCATCTGTCTCAAAAATACGTAATTCTTCAAGATCTCATGCTCATAAAATTCAAGCGGCAGTTGCTATGGAGCAAAGAGCAAGAGAAATGGGTAAAACCTCTGAGGCAGCAGTCTATCGAAAGTTCATCAACTCGATGAAAAAGAAAACCAAAAAAATGAACGAAGCAGCAAACCCTGCACAACAAGCTGCTATCGCAATTAGTATGAAGAAACAAGGTCAAAAACCTAAGAATTTTAAAGAACAGTTAACATATAAGCATTTTGTAAACAAAGCAAAAGAATCTTCAACAAGAGTGGCAAAAAACAAAGAAAGGCAGAGAGAGATGAATGCCATGGCTGCCTATAAAGATAAAAAAGAGAAAGGCATTAAGTTTTACGACAAGAAAGGAACAGGTAGAATTAAGGCAGGTAAAAAAGTTTACGATTAGTTGCTATATAATATAGTATACTTTTGTAATCATGCTTTCATTTTTACTACCATTTGCATCAAAAATTATTAGTGATGCAGTAAACAAGATTCCCGATGACGCAGAACTCGGAGAAAAATTAATCGACATATGTCTTGTAATTATAGGAAAGGCAGTCAAATTGACCAAAACCGATGCAGACGATAAGTTATTTGCACAGGTAGAAAAGGCAATTAAATCACGTTAATTTCAGACTTATATAAATATCTTTAGAAAAGAATTATTAATAGGTAAAAAACATGTCTCTTTGGGGAAATTCCGATAATGTAACGTCACGAGGGACTGTATCACTCGATTATAGTACAGGACAGGTTACAGGTAATGCAGGTGGAAGTGGCACTCAGTTTGGAACTGTAGGTGCTGCCAAAACAGGTGATGTGATAAGGTTTGGTCTTGTAGGGGGAACTTATTTTGGTGACGCTGTTATCACAGGCATTACTAGTGCTAGAGTATTAACCATAGGTTCTACTGCTGGATTATCAGGAGCAGCAATTGCTTCTACTGATTTCTTTGTGAGTGAACTTCCAAAATATACTGTATTGGATTCTACTTATAGTGAAAAATCAACTACTGCTGACAGAAGAGTTTATGGTATAAGTACTTCAATGGGTAGTGGATCATTTACTGCTCCTGGTCAGGGATGGGTTGGTGTTACTACATATATGCAAACCAATCCTGATGGAAGTACTACACTAAGAGTTAAATCTGAAATACTTGTAGCTCAATCTGGTATTTCAACTGGTGCAAACAGTATCTTATATCCAACTAACGAAGGTTAATTTTTGTAATATGATATGAAATTTGACGAATTGAATGAGAGTAATTACATGCTCTTTGCTATAAAATTCTATGACAATCCACAATCAGTCACAAAAGAAGACTTTGAGGATGACTTGAAAAGAATTAAATACATTAAAAGATTGTTAAAAAGGTATCAAAATAATGGTGAACTTAAAGTTCATCTGATACTTAATCATTTAACGGTCTTATTTAATGTCTTTAATGAGGCAACAGTGCCAATTTTGTTTTATAACTTAGAAAAAGATCTTTGGCCAAGTATTAAAAGTTTCTTAGTTTTTTTGGGTAGGATTCCTGAATATCCAAAAACTGAAATTAACGATATTGAAGAAGATCCTGAGTGTCTATCTCAATTACGTTCACTATAATGGATATTGATAAAGTTATTAAGAAGATTCGTCAATTGAAAGAAGAGATGGCTTCTGGTGGAATACCAACCAATAATGCAAGTAGTGGTAATATCGCAGGTCTACCACCTGATAGTCCTCCTGTAAAACAGAAGAAAAGATACATATATTCAGGGAGGGGATCACGTAAAATGTGGTTGACAAACAAGAAAAATGGATGACAATACGAACGTTAATGCAGCAATATTAGAAAGATTAGAAAAAGTTGTCGAATCTCTACAGGAAAACTCTGTAAAGATGGGGCAACTTCTTGCTGTTCATAATGAAAAGTTAGATAAGCAAGATCGTATTGATGCAGTATTGTTTGAGAAGATAGAGCAAGTAGACCAGAAATTAGATCGTCACGCAGAGAGTATCAAGAAAGGATGTGAGAGGGATATCAAACTTGTAGATAACCGTTTAAGAGTTATAGAGAAGAAGATGTGGACAATCGCAGGTGCACTGACTATTATCAGTTTTGTAGTATCACCGATTGGACAAAGATTTGTAAAAGGATTGACAACAACACCGCAACAGAGTATAATAATAGAAAAGTAATTACTTTGTAATGAGTGAAGTTGAATTTAAGAAGCATCGTGTGTTCCGTGAAACACAGGATGTTATTTTTTATGATATATCTGTAGATGAATCAAATGCAGCAGATCTGGTTGTGCATACTGGATCTGCCACATCTCCACCTGCTGACTGTGTAGGTGGTAAGCAGTTTTATATTCATGGGTTTCAAGATGATTACAATCGAGTTGTATCTGGTGAGAGAACATTTGAACTAGTAAATCTTCAATGGAAATATAAGTACCATATCGTACATCTCAATCGTCAAAGTGGTGCATTAGTTATACCTCGTGGAACTTTTCATCGATCTGTATCAGGAGAGAAAGGTTCGATTGTAATTAATCAAGCAAAAAGATATGATGGATTCGATCCTCAGTCGGAATTTTATCCTGTATCCACTGCTGAGAATATGGATTTATACAATGTTCTGAAAAATGAGACACCAGTTGTGCATACTTTAGGTGAGTAATGGATATCGTTGATTCGAAATACATTGGTTTAATATCATCAAGATTACAGAAGTTTAAGAGAGTCAAAGCAGATCTTTATAACTTCCGTTGTCCAATTTGTGGTGACTCTCAGAAGCACAAGAACAAGGCAAGAGGATATTTCTATCAGGTAAAGACAAATACAAACTATAAGTGTCATAATTGCGGAGCAAGTTTATCATTTAATAATTTTCTAAAACAAATTGACAGTACACTCCATAAACAATATGTGATGGAGAAGTTCAAGGAGGGTCATGCAGGTGGTCGAAACTTTGTTGTCGAGGAACCAAAGTTTGAATTTAAAAAACCAGTATTTAGAAAAAAGTTAGATTTACCAAGGGCATCAGAGGTTACAATAGCAAAGGAATATCTTGAAAAAAGAAAATTAGATCCAACTAAATTTTTCT